ACTGTGACTGTGTCGATAAATGGGCGGGCGGGAACATCTGTCACAGTCCCATCGTTACGCTCTATTTGATACCCTTCATGGACAAGAGCGGCATGATCAGCAGTGTAACCGATTACTTTATAAGTATCCGATACATCTTCAATAAATTGGCTATTTTTTAGCTCACCTGTATCTACAATGTCCCGAGGTGAGCCGACTACACTGCCATTTTTTCGTACGGTTTCCCGTGGCCAGTTCCATTTAGTATCTTCTATCTGAAAGTTAATCTCTTGGGCAAATTCGGACACCATTTCCCCAAAAGCTTCAGTAGCTAAGTCTTTTCCTAGATTCCAGTTAATCATTAAAAAATAGCTGCAAGTTATCCTTGCAGCTATTATATAGCGGTATGCAGTCGAATGAGGTATAGTGCAACAGGCTATGAGTCAGTCTAGGCAAGAATTTGTATGTATCTCACTCAAGCGAATACCGCTATAGCATAATTACTCCCGTTGATTCACTACTTTAGTTTAATAACTTGACCAGTCTCAACACATATAGCTTCAAAATGCAATAACTTGTCTCGTCGATTGTAATACTCAAAAATTTTGGTAACATCATCTTCTGTATTTATATTGCAAGAATACTCTTGAAGTATTCCTTCTTTGTTGTATATAATAGCCGCAGCGGTAAAAGTCTGGTGTTTAGGATTGCCATTTTTATCTTTTTCTGCAAAGTTTAAGTGAAACATAATTACCTTTGTTGATTTGTGGTTAACAACTGATAATTGATAACTGATAACTGACTAATTGTCGCACACCACCCGAAAACCGAGATAGTTGAAGCGGTAGTCGCGGCGGACGTTGTAGAGGCGAAACGCGGAACGGCAGCTAAAAGGATTGCTGCCCCAGGAACCGCCCCGCAGACATTTTCTAGACTGAGAACGATTATCATTATTAATCCACGCCGAGCCATCATCTGGCGCATTCTTATAACTATCATGCCAATCGTCTTCGCACCACTCCCAAACATTGCCACTCATGTCATATATTCCCCAACCATTGGGCTTTTTCTGTCCCACAGGATGAGTTGTGTTATTAGAATTTCCGTTATACCAAGCGTAATCTCCTAACTGATTATCATTATCACCAAAATAGTAGCGAGTGGTTGTCCCGGCACGACAAGCGTATTCCCATTGCGCTTCTGTGGGTAAACGATAGGTTTTACCTGTTATTTGACTCAATTTTTGGCAAAAGGCTTGAGCATCATTCCAACTAACCTTTTCTACCGGATTTTGGGGATTATTTTTAAAGTAAGAAGGATTGGTTCCCATCACCGCTTCATATTGTGCTTGAGTCACTGGATATTTGCCAATTGCAAAACTGTTGACTTTAACTTGGTGTTGAGGCTTTTCAAAATCTGAAGCATCGGGATCACTATCAGGAGATCCCATGAGAAACTCACCTGCTGGTAAGCTTACCATTTCTAATGCGACTTGATTGGCTAGTTTTTCGGTAGTAAATTGGTTCATTTTGTTAGTCCCAAATAGTTGATGATAACTGATAACTGATAACTAAACTATCACTTTATTAACTGTTAACAAACTGTTTATCTAGAAACTGTTTATCTAGATCGGCAAGCTGTTTATCTAGCTTTGCCCGCTTGTCGAGCAAATACTCATAGACTAATGAACATTCTTCGATATGTCCCGCTTTCCGTAAATCAATTAACTGACACTGCACACGAAATAACTGAGCTAAAACATTATGGTATGCGATTCGCTCTTGGTCGGTCATCGTAGTAACCTCTTTGTGTGTTTTGGTATATACCCAATATAACAGGGATATGTTTGTATGTCAAGTGTTTTTTTGTTTTTTTTTCAACCGATAACGACGACATCTTTCGGCGTTAGTCATTGAATCAGGGTGGGAGGGTTTTCCTGCCGGATTACCAGTAAAATGATGATTGCAATCCTTACATCGGTATCTCTGTTTTCCTGACACAGAGAACCCTTTTTTAGAGATTCTCTGTGATTGACATTTGGGACATTGCATTGTCATTTAATGATAGATGAGAATACTGTAACAGTAGATCAATCCATTGATCTTTGGTGTAACCTAACGTTTTCCCGTTAATGGTTGAAGTAATTAGTCCTATTTTGCTTGCAAGTGCTACTAATTCGGTAGATTTTAGCCTTTTAAGACTTCTTTCTGTTTTAACAAATAGTTGCCCGTGTTCGTGAGAACCAATAGTGACATTTTTGAATTTTTGAGCAAATTCCTTTAATGTGTTTAACCCGTTCATCTGTTTAACTCTTTTGTGTTTGTTGGTATATACCCAATATAACAGGTATATGTTTTCGTGTCAAGTAGTTTGTCAAACTTTTTTATTATCTTTTTGTAGTTCGTAGATTTACCTATGGTTACACTGATCGCAGGACTGTCAAAAATCTCGGAAAATCAAGCCAATAAAGTAATCACACACTTTTTGACGGATGACAACTGATAACTAATAACTGATTACAGCGTCGGATATTTGTCTAGGACTGTTTGTGCTTTCTGATTTAAAGATTGAGCAAATAACTCAATCTCTTTGTAGAAAATTTGGGCCTTTTTAATTTCAGGAATTTGTGTTGTTTCGATTGGTTGTTTATCGTTAGACATGACTTAGTACCTCGTGTGTTTTGGTTACTTCCTATTGTGGATCATTCTCCCAGAAATGTCAACTATCTGGGAGAATCTTTTTTGAACAAGTGTACTACTGATAACTGATAACTAGAAGCTAACTAATCTCTAAGTCGTTAGCGTCAGCAAAGTCATAGATGTCCATGTACCAGTCTGACCATTCATCAGGGTCAGACAAATTGACTTTATCGACTGCCCACCGTCTCGAAAAATATAGTCCTGCTTTCCACTTGTCAGGATATGGATGCTTTGCTTTTTCGGTATCGTTGGGAGTAAGAATAAACTGGAGAATGTCTTTTCCCCATTTACCTTTTTTGATATTGTAAAAGCAAGACAATGCGTTAATTAAGTCGTCGCACTCTTGCTGGTAGTCAGCAAAGTTTTCTGGCAGTTTAAATTTAGGTTTTTTAGCCGTCGGTTTTTTATCTGATTTAGGTTCTGGTTTGGCTTCTAATTGACTGCTTTTTAGTCGCTTATTTTCCTGTTCCAGTTGATAAATACGAATTTGTAACTGGGTAACAGATTCGTTTAGAACTGTTATTTGATTTGTTTCTCTTTGCAGTAGAGAAACTGTGCATTCAAGATCATGTATTTGTTGCTTTAAGTTTTCCTTTTCAATCCATGCTTTATTGAACTCTTGGTATTCTAAGTCAGGTTCACCTAACAACCAATCAACGAGCGCAACCTGTCTTTTTTCAGAAAAAGATAACTCATCATCGGTCTTTAACTCATTTTCAGTTTTTGGCTTGTACTTGCAATGATCTAAATAGTCCCATAGTCCATAGGGAAAAAGAAACTCTCGATCTTCTTGACTAAAATTTTCTAGTGCGTCAAAAAGCTTTTGAGTGTCATAGTCCGCAACAGATAAACCCTGTCTTTTGACTGTAACATAATCACCGTTATCGGTGACGCTTAGTATTCCGTGGTTTCCCTCAAAGTATCTTTGGTTAATTTGATTAAGATTGTCTCCAATACGCTTAATAACTGTATCTCTTTCGTAGAATTCGATAGAAGTCATAGCTTGTTACCTCGTGTGTTTGTTTGCCTAGTCTTATCTTACAAAATTCTCCCAATAAAGTCAAGTATGTGGGAGAATTATTTTTGAGCATTTGTACTACTTGTTAATCCCAAATAGTTGATGATGATAATTGACAACTGATAACTGATAATTAATTAAGAAGTTTTAAAGCTTTTTCTGTAGCAAGGTCTGACCCAAATTCTTTTATCGAGGCTTCAAGTGTTTCTCGAAAAGAATCTAAATCTCTTTCCCAGATTTTTCCTATTTCCTGAACTTCTAAAACTTGATCCAATCCGCAAGCTTCAATAGCGTCCCGATTTAAGAAAAAAGCGTCGTTAGTGTGTTCGTAAGAAACAGCGCAAACACCGTTCGGGTATTCGGAAGCTAAAAAGGTGTAGGTTTTTTTTGTTTCTTCTGAACTGATCTCACAGACAAACTCTTCTGCAATTACTTTTAAAGTTTTTACGATCATTTTTGACTCCTGTGTGTGTTTTCTTTACTCTTCTATATTAGATCATTCTCCCAATAAAATCAACTATCTGGGAGAATTATTTCTGAGCATTTGTACTACGTCTTTGTTTGTAGCGTTGGTGTTGATCCTGTTTCCGCTTAGGATCAAGTTCTCGATGTTCTAAACAATACCCAGATTTGTTTCGGGTATTAAGTGCCGTAAATTTACCTAAAACTAAGCAGGCAGCACAATATTTAGTTTCAGGGATAATTATCTCTACAGAGAAATTAATCCCTTTTATTTCAGGCTGTTTATCACAGATTAAAGCTACTCTTGTTAGGGCTATGCCCGACAAAGAGTAATCTTGTAACTCAACAAGAGTATACTTTTGGAGAGAAGATTTTAAAACCTCAAAATCTTCCAATTCAAGAGACAAGATTAAGATCATAGTGGTTTTTGTTAGTGTTAATATGAAACGGGGAATTATCCCCGTTTTGACTTAGTTGCTTATTACCAAATGCTATAAAAGTGATAACCGCCTTTTATAGCCTCTACGCCACTGAAATGGGCGTTATTGTGTTTATAAGCGGCGTATATCTCTTTTTCCGTCGGCAACTCTAGGGACAAATCAACTAAAGCCGTCACGCTATAGAGTGTGTCATGACATCCGCGAGCTAAACCCCCCGCAGGAACCTTAACTAGCTCTGAGACATAGATAGTGGTGTAATTTAGAACGTCAGCCATATTATGACCGTGTTTTGTCTGAATAGCTTTTGCTATAAAACTAGCAATTGCGTGACTTCCCCAGTACCATCCGTGGGGACCGATGTAACCATCTTCGTAAATACGAAGTTTGTTGGCTTTAAACTTTTTAAATCCAGTTTGTTCTGTATTCATGATTTATTTTCCTAAGTGAGGTACTTAAATTAAGCAGTTTACTGACTTGCTTAGGTCACTAAATTTTAAAACCATCTAAGGAAAGATAAATTTTACTGGCTTAGATGCAACCTTATCCTTAAATGCTTCTAGGGTAATAATTGCGTCGTATTCTTTACGGGAAAGCTTATCCTGTAAATACTCGTGGTATTGAGATTTTAAGTCAACTATTTTTGACTGCCCCCAATCACATTTCGAGAAAAATTCTAATTCTTTTTCTAATTCTTTACTAGGATAAGACTTAAACTCTTCACAGAATGCAAGAAAATGATTATAAAGTAAATTCTCGGAAACGAAAGGATTATCATCGGTTTGGGAAACATATAACCGCATAGTGTAATCTCGATTTTCCTTGCCATTACCAAAATAAATTGTAAAATCTACTTTGTCATATAGCCCGTTACTTGGCAAGTTTTTAGGGTCATTTTTGTACCAAGATTGTATATGTTTAATGAATTGATCAGCGGAATTAAAAACAGAACTATTAAAAACAATTGATTCTATTTTGTATTCGCTTGGTTCATCGACTTGTTCTATTTCTGCTATTTTTTCTTCATAGTATCCGTCAGGAAGTACGCTAAAAAACTCGTTGTTAGCTACTTTATAGAGGTCAGCGTAAATATAGGGATCGTATTTTTCGTTCTCGATATTTAGCATTACTTTAATTTCATCAAACATTGCGTCTAAGTCGTTATTACTTACGCTAACAATAGTATCTCCTGTATATCCACCATCAAGAGAATCTGAAACGTAGCTATGGTATTTATTAGTAACCAATTTAATTTCTGACATTGTATAAGGAGAACCTATTAAACCTTTGACATCTACAGAAATCTTATCAATAACACCTTTATTAGTTTTTACAGAAAACTTTAACTCTGGGAATGCTTGGGTTAGTTCTTTCTTTAGTTGCTGTGCTTTGGTAGCCATGTTGAACTCCTTTGTGTGTTTTGTTTACATTTCTATATTAGATCGTTTTCCCAATAAAGTCAAGTATGTGGGAGAATCTTTTTTGAACGGATGTACTAATAAAAAACACTTAGCTTAGTTAAGCGTTTCTTATTGCTGACTAAGAGATAAGTGTACTCATGAAGCTTTAGCCTTAATCTTGTCATCAAAAGCATCTATGATGTTTTGCCCTATTTTTGCTTTTTCAATTGCGCTAGACTTATTCCATTCTAAGTAAGAGTCTGGAATGTCAATGTTAGCGGCGACCAATTTTTTGACAGCTAACCTAGCCGCTTCTTTTTCGCTTAGATTTTCATACTTAACTGGGTTTCTAGTTTTAAATCCTACACTAGACATTATTTCTAATCCTGTTGGGATGTGATGAATGCTGTAAGCGTCATTTTCTCCCGCAGAAATTAGATAATCGCCCAAAGCTTCTCCTTTTACTTTTCTAGTTTCACCTTCTCTGTTTAGAATAGATACGGTCTGTTTGGTAAATTTTGTGTTATCGATTACTTCTTGAAACTTATTTACG